GCTGCGCCATGGCGACTGAGCCGTATGTCAGCCATACCGAGCCCGATCTGCTGATTCCGTGGAGCGTGGACCTCGTGGCTGAGCACGATGCCCGGGAGCGGCTGGCTCGCGATATCACCGACTACCTGACCGCTCGCCATGGCTTCTGGTACTGCTTGCGGCATGGGCAGTTGCGCGCGTGGTGGAGATTTCTGTAGTGGCCGCTAAGCCCATTGAGCGGTTCGTCAAGCGGCAGATTCAGGAGCAAGGCGGATACGAGCGGCTCTGTGCTCGCTATGCATCTGGGGAAACGGTCGTCGGGATGAGCAAGACGTTCCCTCGCCCAGATGGCCCAGCCATTGATCGTAGCACGCTGTCTAATCTCATCCATCGCTGGTGCCGCCTCGCTCCAGAGAACCAAGCCCGCTGGGATGCGGCTGAACGAGATCATGCCGACTCTCGTGGCGAGCGCGCTATCCACGTGCTCGAGGAGTCTGCGGTTGATCGCGACAGCATCCAGAAGGCTAAGGCGCTGTCCGATGCCAACTTCCGCTATGCTGGTTTGCGTGGCCGCGAGCGCTGGGGCGAAACCAAGCCTTCAATCAGCGTCACCGTAAACGCGGCTAGTCTCCATGCGGACGCGTTGCGGCATCGCCTCGCAGAGGCGAGTCGTCCGTTGGCTAGGGCATTGGGCCAGCTGGAAGTGGGAGCGCCGCAGATCGCGAGCGGGATCGGTGAACGGGCGTGTGAAACGGACACGGGTGCAACGGAATGACACGGTTGCCGACAGTATCGTGGCAGCGTGAGCCCTCAAGTGGTGCAGCTTAACATAACGTACCTTATCCGAACTCGCCGAGTAGCGACACCATCGTGACAGGCCGCGCGGGTGGGCCAAGCCTCTCGGGCTGGAAGCCGGTGGTGGCGATCCTCACCTGGGTGATGCTGCCGTTCGTGATCGTGTGGCTATGCCGGCGATAGGCGCGGGCGATCGGCTGCGCTGGGCCAAGCTGGCGAGCTCATGGCATCTTCGTACGGGCTGCTGGCCGTCGGAACCCCCCTCTCAAGAAGTCGGCCGGCCGGTGGAGCAGGGCGCTCCCCCACGTTCATCGTCCATTCTATTTTCCCGGGGCAATTTTTCTTCTGCGATTTGTGCTCATTCTCAACTAGCGATGGCGGCCGATTCGTGCTCAAAAGTGTCCGAAAACACGGGGAAACATTTTCCCGATTTTCTTCCATTCTCAACTAGCCGATGATCTGCACTAAGTGCGGAAGCCAGATGGTCGGTCCCGACTATCACCGGTCAGTCGGATTCTGCCTCGTAAGGGATGCTGACATGTCGATTCCTGGTGAGCATCTCCACTACCGCTGCCGGTGTGGGTGGGATCGCGTCACCGTCTGCCGAGATGCCGTCGAGTCCCAGCGATTCGTCCTAGCTGGTGGCAAGCGTCCTGACGGGATTCCCAACGCATGACCGCCCCCGCTGTGGTCAACCCGATGGTGGAATGGCGTGGTATCTTTCGGGATGGCAAACCGACATACGCAGTTGTGTGGTCAACCGACCATCACGAAGCGGAACAAGAAGGGCGAGTGCTGTGCGTGCGCGGTCGTTCGCGCGAAGCAATGGCGCCTCGCCCATCCAGAACGCAGCCACGAGCTCTACCAAGCGGCCAACTGGCGACATCGGGGGATTGTCGGTTTCACCCCGGAAGATTATCACGCACGATTCACCGCGCAGCGCGGCGTGTGCGCCATTTGTGGGAAGCCAACACCCCAAGGATGCCTGTCCGTGGATCACGACCACACGACCGGCAGCGTTCGAGGCTTGCTCTGTCGTGGCTGCAACGGTTCCCTGGGATGGCTAGAGAAGTTCGAGGCGGCCATTGACCACTATCGCGCCCGTTAGTGCCAGCAACATGTTTTCGGAGTGGCTCGACCGGTATGAAGGCCACGCCGAGCTGTTCGTGCGGGAGTGCTTTGAGTTCCCCGTGACGCTGAAGGACATCTACCCCTGGCAACGGGAAGTCTTGGCGGCGTATGACCGGGGCGAGCCCAGAATAGCGATTCGGTCGGGGCATGGGGTGGGGAAGACGACGGTCTTAGCCTGGATGCTGTGGCACCGCATCTTGTGTCGGTTTCCCCAGAAAACGGGGGTCACGGCCCCGAGTGAGAAGCAATTGTTTGACGCCTTGTGGGCGGAGTTCCGGACCTGGGGCCTCCGACTGCCGGCGGCGTTGCAGTCGCTCGTGGAAGTGAAGGCCGCCACAGCCGAGTTGAAGGCCGCCCCCTCGGAGAGCTTCATCTCCATCAAGACGGCCCGGGCGGAGCAACCGGGGGCGCTCCAGGGCTTGCACTCCGAGTGGGAACTCGTACTGGTGGACGAAGCCTCGGACGTCCCGGATACTGTCTGGGAAGCGGCCCAGAGTTCTCTGACGGGCCCCCATCCCATGGCGGTCTTGACGGGGAATCCCTTGGCCCGCGAAGGCTTCTTTCATCGGGTGCATACGGACCTGAGTCATATCTGGTGGACCCGCCAAGTCCCTCGGGGCGAAGTGGTTCCTGATCTGGACCATGACTCCTACACGCAAGGGGTGATCGCCGAGTGGGGAAGTGCGTCGAATGCCTATCGGATTCGCATCGAGGGCGAGTTCCCCATCTCGGAAGACGACGTGGTGATCCCGTATGATCTCGTGGAAGCGGCCATGGGGCGCGATGTGCACGTCGGGAAGCTCGAGGCGGTGATCTGGGGCCTGGATTGTGCGCGGTTTGGATCGAATCGGTCGGCCTTGGCCAAACGGCAAACCCGCAAGCTGCTGGAACCCATCCGCTGGTGGGCGAAACTCGATGCTGAACAACTCGCGGCCCGCGTCAAGCTCGAATGGGACTCCACGCCGCCCTGGCTCAAACCTCTGGTGATCTGTGTCGATGAGATCGGCATGGGGGGCCCGATCGTGGATCGTCTCAAGGGATTGGGCCTCCCGGTGCGCGGCATCAATATTCAAGAGACGCCCGCCCTGCTCAGTGCGGACCGTTACAAGGATCAGCGCACGGAATGCTGGTTCAAGGCGTTGGAATGGTTCGCGAGTCGCGTCACGGCGATTCCGGACAGTTACCGCGGGCCCTCGAAGGACAACCCCTTCGTGAAGGAACTGACGGGGGAGCATTTCGACTTCAAGGGCGGGAAAGGGAGAGCCCGCGTCTTGCCGAAGGACGAGAAGCACTCACCCGATTTGGCGGATGCCTTCGTGCTCACGTTCGCAGCGGATGCCGTGACTCTCGCCCGGGGTCGGGAGCGCCGCCAGGAACCCTATAAGCCCAGGCTTATCAGGGGGCTGGTGTGAAAACGCTCCTCTGGATTTTCTGGTGGCGGCCCTATCTGATCGTGCGCTACTACTATGTGCGGTGGCGCGGGCGACGCTACGTACGGAGGCATTGGCATGACTAGCCCGATATGAACTGGACCGAGTGGCGCGCGGCTGGGTCCCCGACTGCGGCGATAGGCAGCGGGGCCGAACTGGTCCCGCTGAATGTGCGGGCGAGCATGAACAAACAGCATCCCACCGTCGTGGATCTCGTCCGACCGAATGGCCACGCGCTCGTTGTCTGTCTCAAGTGCGGGCGTTCATGGCCCGAAGGAGCGGCCTCGTTGCCGGACTGCTCGCTATGACGCAGGTGCTCTGCCTCTCATGCGGTGAGCCCATGGATCGCGACCTGCGATTCGCGACCTGTCGTGCGTGTGGGAACCGATTGGGCCCTCCCCATAATGCCGCCACGATTACGATGTCCGATGCCGAATGGTTGGCTCGTTTTGAGCAGGACTTCGCGGCGATCAGAGAACGCGGGTGGCGCTGTGGCTGACCGCATCACCCCGAAGCCCATGACCATGGAGCAGGTCGGCGAGGCCGTCCAAGAACTCGTGCAGGACGCGACGAGTTACATGGAGGCCGAACTCTCGCCCCAACGCGCGAAGGCCACGGAGTACAACCGCGGCGACCCATTGCGAAATGAGGAGACGGGCCGGTCCCAGATCGTGCTGACCGTGGTGCGGGATGTCGTGGGGGCGGTGAAGCCCTCCTTGGTCCGCCTGTTCCTGCCGACTTCGGGCCACATCATCCGCTACGACGCCCGGCCCACCAGCCAACAGGAGATCGCGCAGCGGGTTCAAGCGGCCGAACAGGCCACCGAGTACGTGAACAGCGTGGTGCTCAATGTGGACAACAACGGGCACCTTGAGTTGTCGAATGCGTTCGAGGATGGGCTGGTCCGCAAAGTGGGGTTCCTCAAAGCCTACTGGGAGGATCGGAGTTCCTATCAGTCCTACACGGCCCGGGGCTGTGACGTCCTCCAGTATGAAGCGCTTCAGAATGATGAGGATGTGGAGATCACGAAGCAGACGAAGCGCCAGGAGCCCAATCAGCCCGCCTTCTGGGATGTGGAGTACAAGCAGTGGCGCCGCGAAGGGGTCGCCGTCTTGAAATGCACTCCACCCGAGGAAGTCTTGGTCTCCCGGGATGCCCGCAGTCGCGACGAAGCCACCTTCCTGGCGCATCGCACGGAGAAAACGAAGTCCGAGTTAATTGCCATGGGTGTGTCCGAGCAGGTCGTGGACGACTTTGGCGGCTTGTCCTCGGAGATGCGCGGGTCCATTGAGGAAATTACCCGTCGGGGCGGTACGGTCCATATCGACCAAGCGCCGCAGGAGCAGCTCAAACGGCATCTCTGGATCGAAGCTTATCCTTATCTCGACATTGACGGGGATGGCATCGCGGAATTGGTCCAAGTGAACTGCATCGGCCCCGATTGTCACGTCGTCGGGGAGCCCGAGCCCATTGCCGAGCGGCCCTTCGCACTGTTCTGCCCCTTCCCGCAGCCGCATGTCCTGTTTGGCGAATCCCTGGCCGACCGCGTGATGGATCTCCAGCTCATGGAGTCCTCGGTCTTGCGGGCCGCCGCCGATGGGCTCTCCATGTCGATCTTCCCACGGCGCTACTACACGGAAGGATCGGTCGATAAGCAGGCGATGGACTCAACCGCCATCTCCCAGGACGTCCCGGTGTTCGACGGGCTCCCGCCGGCGCAAGCGGTGATG